CTTTGCTCGCTGTTAGTGGCATTGCATCTGCACTTGAAATTGGCATTAACGCTGGCCGCTCGTTCGCTGACACTGATCGTAATAGTACTGGGGTCACGATTGGCAAAAGGACTGGTCCAGTTGGAATCGAAGCTGGCTTCGATGCATTCCGTAGTGGTGTAGATCAAAACCGTTGGTCGTTGATTGGCTCATATGATGTTACTAAAGTTGCTGGCGCAACCGTTGCTGTTAAAGCTGGCGGTGCATGGCTAGACAACAAAGGTACTACGAGTGATGGCTATACCGCTCTTGTTGGCACTGGGGCATCATACCCACTAAATAAACAATTAGCATTGACTGCTGACTATAAATATCAGATAGGTCAAAAGCGAGTAGATCAGTTCAACGGTAGCAGTGTTACCGCTGGCTTGAAGTATTCGTTCTAAATAGAATTGGAGTTGTTGGATCTCAATAAAACCAACATTTTATTAACACACACAGGAGACTACAATGTCCAAAACCCCATACGAGATCCGTCTCGCATTAATTCAAATGGCTCAAGACCAAATGAATCAAAGGTACTACAATCAGTTTGAAATTGCAAAACACAATGCACAGATTGCTAGCACGCCTTTAAACGAAGTGCCTGAATTTCCAAGCACTGAACAATTGTTGTTGGAGGCTGAGAAGCTAAAACACTTTGTAGATAAAGCTGACAAGAGCTAAATCGGAAGGACCTTCGGGTCCTTTTTGCATGGCAGCCTTATAGCAAATCAAACCCATAAAGCTCCAGTGTACTAAACCAAATCCAAAGTACGCATACTAGGCAGAACTTTTGCCAGTAGACATTTGTGCCGTTTAATGGTACAATGATCCGAGCTATTTAAATAAGGAGGTAATATGAATAGGATGTCTTATACACCTATGCTTAAAAACTTCGAACTTATGTTCAAAGGATTTTTCTTCACTGTAGGCCTTTTAGTGGTCGCTATGTTAATAAACACAGCAGTTAATGTCAGAATGGACAACTTCACTAAATTGACAGGTCTACCCGCTCATATGTCCGTAAAGGAAAAAGAGCAACAAATGCAATGCATGACGCAGAACATTTATTGGGAAGCAGCATCGGAGCCCTTCGAGGGCAAGGTGGCTGTAGCACAAGTTACTATGAATAGAATGAATAGTGGTAAGTTTCCAGAAACTGTTTGCGGTGTGGTACAACAACGGAATGTATTCTACAATAAAGTCGTTTGTCAGTTTTCGTGGTTTTGTGAATCAACATACAAGACGAGACCTGTACATCCTAAAATGTGGGACGAAAGTGAAGCTGTAGCAAAGAAGGTATTGTTCGAGGGCTTTAGACTCGACGGACTAAAAGAGGCTCTATACTACCATGCGGATTATGTTAATCCAAAATGGAACAAAGAGCAAGTTACTAAAATAGGTCAGCACATTTTTTACAAGGATAGATAAATGGAAAAGTTCGATTTGATTCTAATGGCATGTAAGAAGTTCGTAGCAGAAAAGTTCTCCCACCTGTCAGCAGAAGCAGTAGGATGGCTAGCAATAGTATTCATTCACTGTGCAACAATTCCTTCTGTCTTATCATTGATGATTGGCTTATCCGATAAGCTGCCATCTCTTGATGTTGTTTTGTTTTTATGGAGTGGCTTGTTGTTGATGTTTATTAAATCATTGATACAGCGTGATATGCTTCTTATTATTACAATAGGTCTTGGATTCTTTGTCCAAGCCTTTTTATTGGCACTGGTCGTATTTAAATGATTGAAGATCAAATTAATGAAATTATAAACGTCCAAGACTTTCTCCTTACGATCGAAAAGATTGCACAGGAGAAAAGAATGGAATATCTTGATGCAGTATTATATTACTGTAGTCAAACTGGACTTGAGATTGAAACAGCAGCCGACTTGATAAGACGTAATGCGAAGATGAAAGCGCGTGTACGTCTTGATGCTGAGAGTCTTGGGTATTTTCCTAAAACTGCAAAACTACCTATATGAAACCATTTACACCAAAGCCCATAGTTGGGTTTACGTGTGGGGCTTTTGATCTCTTCCATGCTGGCCATGTGCTAATGTTGGAGGAAGCGAAGCAACACTGTGATTATTTAATTGTAGGATTACAATCCGATCCTTCCATTGATAGAGCATCCAAGAACAAACCAGTTCAAAGTATTGTTGAGAGACAAGTTCAGGTTAAAGGATGTCGTCATGTAGACGAGGTTGTGATATATGATACCGAGAAAGACTTAGAGGATCTATTTAAGACCTTACCAATCGATGTACGGGTGATTGGTTCTGATTATAAAGACCAAGAGTTCACAGCCAAAGATTATTGCATTGACAATAATATTCAGATAGTGTATAATAAACGTACTCACTCGTTCTCTACAACAGATTTGAGACAACGAGTGTTTCAAGCGGAATCTATTAAACAACACTTAGAGAGATAATATGACTGGTTATGAGGCATACAAATTGTATGTCGCTTTGAAGAATCATTTTAACTCAGACACATACGATTACTTTCGTTATGGTGGAAAGACAAGAGCAAATGTTCAGTCTTTTGAAATGCGACATGACAAATACTTCTTCAACAAACTAGCCAAGCATAAGGACACCGAAAGGTTTGTCCTTGCTAACATTGTGGAAGACAATCCAAATGTATGGGTTGGAGATTTAGCTAATGAACAGCAAGCTGAGAACAACTACAAGGTATGGTTGAAGCGCCAGGAATCACTATCCTACGTGTTCACAAACGATCTTGATAGTCTCAGCCTAGTTTACAACGATAACCTTGTAGTGGAAGGATCCAACCATCCTTTACTGCTCAAGTTATTGATACAGAAAAAAGTATCATTAGAGACACTAGTTGTCCTTAATGATCTTTGTGGTTTCTTTAGACATTGGAACAGAAAGATCGAAGAAGATGTTATCTGGCCGATGGTGTACAAGAAGTGTAAGAAGTACAGACCATTCCTTAAATTTGATAAGGATAAACTAAAACAAATAGTTGTTGACAAATTCTCAACTATAAGGTAATATAAATACTTCTATATTATGCATAATGTGGATACAACGATTAATATATTTTATACAACGCTTATACGGAGAAATACATGAGCTCATCATTTGCCTCACTCAAGAAAAACAGCAAGTCTCAATTCGACAAGCTCGTTACAGAAGTTCAGAAACTGAACGCCCCCACCCAAGGTTCACAAGAAGACAATCGACTCTGGAAACCAGAAGTAGATAAAGCCGGTAATGGTTATGCCATCATCCGTTTCTTGCCTGCACCTGATGGTGAAGATAAACCATATGTACGTATTTGGGATCATGGATTCCAAGGCCCAGGTGGCTGGTACATTGAGAAGTCTCTCACAACACTTGGTCAGAAAGACCCAGTATCAGAATACAACTCTCAGTTGTGGAACTCTGGTATTGAAGCGAACAAAGAATTAGTTCGTAAATACAAGCGCCGTCTCTCTTTCATCTCCAACATCTATGTTGTGAAAGATCCTGCCCATCCAGAAAACGAAGGCAAAGTAATGCTTTACAAGTATGGAAAGAAAATCTGGGATAAGATCGAGCTCGCAATGAATCCAGAGTTTGAAGATGAACACAAAATCAATCCATTCGATTTCTGGGAAGGTGCTAACTTCAAGTTGAAGATTCGTAATGTAGAAGGCTATCGCAATTACGATAAGTCTGAGTTTGAACCAGCTAGTGCTCTATTCAACGATGATGAACAATTGGAAGCATTGTGGAAGCAAGAGCATTCGTTGGAAGCCTTCGTTGCTCCTAAAGAGTTTAAGTCTTACGATGAGTTGAAAGCTCGTCTAAACAAAGCTCTTGGATTAGATGGTAATCCAGCTGCTGCTCGTACAACTGCTGCACAAGCTACTACTCCTCCATGGGATGATGAGCCTGCAACAGCTGCTGCTCCTGTCGCTAAGACAATGGCACCAAAGCCTGCTCCTAAAAAGTCTGTAGAAGAAGCGTTCGCAGAGGACGATGATAATATGGACTTCTTTAAGAAGCTTGCTGCTGAAGAGTAAAAAGAAAGCCCCGAAAGGGGCTTTTTTAATACTAAGAAATTGCACCTAGTCTTGTTCCAGTAGCAAGGTAATTTATATTACTATTACCAGTTATAGCTGCACCAGCTCCCCCACCTCCACTACCGCCTATAAAACCGCCAGAAACGCCAGCAGATCCCGCTGTACCTAATGCACCACCACTACCCCCAGCTTTATTAGTTACAATAAACAGTTCTTGGGGATTTGGGGGAAATGCTGCAACGCTAACTCCACCGCCTCCGCCACCACCGCCTCCGCCACCAATAGTTCCATTGTTAGTTAAGGTTAAACTAGCCAATACCTGCAAAGCCAATCCTCCAGAACTGCCGCTGGTGGGATCATTACCGCCTGGAGAGCTATTAACGGTCCCACCTTCTACACCACCTGCACCACCGGTGGTACCGGCACCAGAATTGCCAGGATTAGCTGTGCCTTGCCACGTACCACGTGCACCGCCTGAACTATTAACTACGCCTGCACCTCCGCCACCCCCACTACCACCCCCACTACCTCCATTGCCTCCACGACCAACTATAAATCCGTTGTTTATAATCGCCAAGGTTGATCCTGCTGGATAAGTTGAACCAGTAGTGAATGCGGGTGTTCCTGTAGATGAAGATCCTACAAATATATCAGAATTAATTGTAACTGTAGCTTGTAAACCTATTACTTGATCCCATCCGGCAGCAATGGCAGCATTTTTTAAATTGTAATCATTTGTATTTGAAGCAATAGTTTGATTAAACACAAATACATGGGATTTACCATATCCATCAGCAGCCAACCGTATTGGACCCGAAGCAACCCCATACAGCCCTCTCACTCCAGCTGATCCTAACGATGCTTGAGCAGTTGCAGAAAGTCCCAATTCAACATTGACGTCTGCCCCCAACCGTATTGGCCCACTTGATGATAATGCCATATCAATCTAACTTCTTTTTAATTTCTTCTACTTCCTCAGCCAATTCGTTTATTGCTTGTATAATTAAACCTATCATCTTCTCGTAACGGACAGCCTTATATCCATCTTCTCTAACAACGACAACTTCTGGTAACACCTGCTCTACATCTTGAGCTATAATCCCCGTATCTTGTTTCCTTACGAAATAATTGTCTTCGCCGCCTCTTTGAGCAATAACATCATCATTCCAATCAAACATCACTCCTCGAATCTTTTTTAGTTTGTGTGAAGCATTATCAATTGTTCTAATATTATTTTTTAGCCTTATATCAGAAGAATAAAAAGCAGTAACTTCATTTGTTGCTCTAATTTCTCCACTTGTACCGGATGCAGCAGTTCCAACTCCTAGGGATAATGTTTGAAAAGTGCTTGATACATTGGCAAA